ATGAATTCCTATTTGTCTGCCACATAACAGAATCATATAATCTCCCGGATGCACGGGTATCCGCAAGTTTTTCTCTCATTATACTTACTCCATAAGCACCCNTATCATCCAGCACACCGGCAACCAATAGAGATGTATTATCCGGAACATCCCCCCGNATCCACCCCTTGTATTCTATTTTTATATCATTCATGCATTTACCNTAAATTGTCTTGATTTCAATACACATTCCATATGAGGTATAATAAACCTGAACGGCTGCGGTTTTCCTACAACTATATAACTTTCATTGTGGGAATCAATAAGACCATAACTTTCCGCCAATACACCATCATATGATATAGGCAGTATGCCTTTATATACTCCGCCTTGATAATTCTGATCGTTAAGTTTTGAATCATTCGGAGTAGTAGGCTCTATATATATCTGTACATNCTGCACATATTCCCACGCACTTGAAGGCGGATCAGTATCTGAATCCCANCCACCGCCTGAACTAGAGGTTGCTTTATATATTTTAGCAGTTTCATAAGCTTCTTCAAGAATATCCAATTCTGCCATAAACTACTCCGTCAAAAACAAATTCTGTATATATATAGAGGTAATTAAACCTCTCTGACTTCCGGAATTAATAAGATCCACCAACTGTGATCCATAAGACGATGACAAAAGATCATTCGTGTTTCCGCTGATACCACCATACGTACGGGAAAGAGTACCGGAACTTTCATGCGACAGATATCCGGATTTCCCTTTACGTACAGTGGCAGTATAAAACATATGACATGCCCTAAGAGCCACAGCAAAAGAATAATTGACACCAAAGAAAGTCCTACTGGTCATATTTTCAGCCAGAGTAATGTAACCATCCACATTTTCGGATGTAGCCATACTTGGATATATAATAGTAATAATTTCTATTGGTGTCATATACTACCTCCCTAATCTTTAATAGTTCCGCTATTAACATTATCAATCTGCTGCATAATAGCGGTTCTTACATCAGATCTGGTGGACTCAATCTGCAACCACTTCTTCAATGTAGGAATATGGTANGTTTCCTTTATAATATTTATAACTTTGTTATTCTGATTACCTATCTCGGAAATTGCTACAGGAATCTGATACTTTCCTGTGTCTTTCTCATCAGGCAGACGAAGAGTATCAGGGATATCAACCGGAATATCTTTAAGAGAAACAGTTTTTGTCTGCTCTACAACTTCACCTGATTTAATTCTTCGAGAAACATTCTTACGTGCGAGCGCCCAATCATTATTATCTATATCATTCCAACCGGGGGAAAGCTCCACCGAACGATTTTGTTCTACAATAGGAACAGCAAGTGCTCCAGAAGTATTTGTCTTAATTATCATACAGGTATCTCCTTAAATATGAAAAAAACTCCGGGGGAATATAAACTCCCCCGGAAACAACTAGATGCCCTTAGCGTAAGCTACGGACTTCGGATAAAATACAGTAACACCGGCAGTTTTTGCACGGCACGGAACAACAAAAGCAAGTCCATCACGAAGAGTATCCAGCTGACTGAATCCCATAGGAAGATCAAACACCAATTTATCCAGTGAATTCTTCCACGCAATCATCATCATGTTCCCATCATAACTTGCATTAGTAGCCGCAGCCGTATCCAATCCGGCATACCAGTCAACTGTAACGCCGACATTCTGTTCCTGAAAATACTGAAGAACCGTTTTTCCAAAAGAATCGCCGGTACTAATACGCTTTGTCTTAATCAGATTATATCGTGCCATAGGAAGTGCAATATTATCCGGATTTTCCACACCAGCGGTACCCTGCTGAATAGCAAAAATAGTACCGTTCATATCAGCAAGAATCTCGTCAGCGGTTTTATGTGTCCAATCAGTGTAGTATACACCTGTATAGGCAGTACTTCCATCCGGAACAGAATATTCTGTAATGCCCGACTGATTATAGAATCCTTTCAGACCTGTAACAGCATCTCCGTTTTTAGACACAGATTCCAGCTGGTAATCAATAGCCTGACGGGCAGTAAGTGCTCTGCGGGAATCAAGGGCAATACCCACTTTCGCAGCACGCTTAATCTCNTCCATGGCATAATGATATGAGTCCTGTACATTCTTTACATGCACAGTAGTTTCTGTACCAAAAATATCTACAGCAGGAAAATCAGTAGCATAATCCCCGCCACCCATTTTTGCTATACCGACTTTATCAAAAGACCGGTGAGTAATATCTACAGAAAGCTCATCACCATCCGATCCTTTTGGCAGTTTATTGAACAACTTGTTCTCAGGATACAGAACATCATAACTTCTCGCACGGATTGTCTCCAACTGACGGGAAAAGAAAATGCTCTCACCGGAATCAAGAAGTGCTTTATTTTGGTCAAGTATTTCAGCCATCTTCTACTCCTTATTTCATACCGTTTATTTCAAGCAGAGCAAATCCGCCTGTGTAATTAGAACGGAAAAATCCGCCTATATTATAATTATTAGTAGAAACATCGGTAAATGTCCCCATAGTAGTACCAGCACCTTTTATTACATAAGCAGGATCTTTATCCGATACAGTAGCCGCAGCCAGAACCCAGATACGTCCACGGGTAACAATATTCATATCNCCAAGCGCCTGATAAGTTGCCGTACCAGCACCATAAGCCGCGCCACCAAGCTGTACAAACGGGGCTACACCAAGAAATACCCGGGCAGTACTAACTGCATTTGTAATAGTCGGCTGAGTAGTTCCAAGAGTAACCGCAGCAGTCACAGTAGCATCATACTGAGGCTTGAATGTGATAGTAAGCACATCACCCGTTACAGAAGCATCAGAAACATAAGCCGCCAAATCCACCTTAATTGCCGCTACCAATGCAGTCATAGTAGCCGCATGAGTGCTTGCAAAAGTCTCAGAAACTGTAATTCCTGCATATGTAACAGAAATAACATTAGCTGCTATAAGATCAGTGGAAAGAGTTATAGTAGCAATTTCATTGTGAAAATTGTATGCTGCTCTTTCTACACCAACCATACCAAAAACCGGTGCACCGAAATTGATGTTTTCCTGCGGATTAGCAGATTCAACCACCCATCTGCCACCATCCATCAAACCGGCAACGGCTACATCAGGCGTTCCATACTGTGCCATAATTTCCTCCGTTAATCCTTTTTACCAAATGTACGTTCTTGATAACGTTTTTCAGCATCTTTAGCTGCATCAACTTTTACACCCGGAATAGTAATCCCGGCACCAACGGTATTTACACTAGCCGTTGCCCCTCTCTCTACAGCAGCATCAATCTCCTCACATGCACAGTCAAAACGACTGTCTATATAAGCCTTATCTTTTCCGGTAAGAACCGCTTTAGGAAACTGCTTCATAATAACTGCTGTTACGATAGCTTCATCAGTCATACCAGTCTTAACTTCAATATCCGCTTTCTTTGCATAAGCAAGAATTTTAAGTTTAGTTGCAACCAAAGCATCAATCTTTGCAGTATCCACCTGAGCGACTTTAAGTTTTTCATTAGATTCTTTAAGCGAATCCCGTTCAGCCTCAAGAGCCGAAATCTTGCTCTTCTCACCAGTAAGATTTTTAGTTACAGAATCAAGTTCTTTTTTTGCCGTAGTAAGTGCGGCAATAACCTGTGCTTCTGCCTGATAATCTACTCCATCATCAAGTTTTACAATCTTCATATCGGGCATAATGTCCTCCTTTATATTTACCGCACCAGCGGCTGATTTATTTATATTAATTACATTTATCATTTCTCCTCCACCAGAATCCANCTTTATACAAGCCGCCTCACCCGCACGGGTAGTATCAACCAATGCCACATGATTATAACGAATATTTTTCTGTCTTTTTGTATACGGCATACCCATCCATACACCGGATTCATCAACCACATCCGCTGTATACCCGCAAGACAATTCTCTTTTACCGGCGTTAACCGCAGCAATAGCCTCAGCATCCTGCAGAATAGCAGCTATCGTAAGATGAATATTATCCCCATTAATAGGATTATCCCCCAAATTACCTACCTGATATTTATTCACATTAGCGGGCGTAAGCATCTCCGGAGGATGATTATTTGTTATCGGCTTCAACATAAGAGAATTCATAGAATCCTGATTGAATACATCATCAGGATGACGAAGTTCATATTCTATAGTACCATCATCAAGTTTATAAGGAAAAATACCAATATTAGTAACACAAGCCCGACCAGAAAGAAAACCTTCCGGTGTAGGTGTAAATTTCTGAATCATCCAATCAGGAGCTTCTATCTTATCAAATCTCTGTACCGACATATTATCCTCCGTACTGTATACAAAAGTATACTATCCCTATATAGTTGTCAAGTAGTATAGACAAAAGAAGATCAGCCAAAATGAATATCCTCCTGTTTATACACACGTGCTTTCTTTTCAGTAGTTATTTCTATATAACTACCTTTTTCCGCCAGAGTTATTTTAACACTGCCATAATCTATCGATTCAATAGCTTCCCTTATTTTATTCATAAGTTCTATATCCGCTTTCATGCTGCCTCCAGCTCCGAATCTATTTTCTTCACAAATATATTCCATGATGGAGCAGCAACACAACGGCACTGAATAGCCATACCGACCTGTAAAGATTCCATCATACTTGTTTTTTTAATCCATGTCTTACCTAAATCTGTAGAATACACATCAGGATCATCCCATGTGCAAAGCAGATTATCCATTATCCAGTGTGACGGTATTGCTTTAGGATATTTACCTGAAGGATTCCCCCTCACTTTCTCATCCCGGCATGTCTGCCAATAATAACTGTTCATACCTATATATGTTGCCTGATTTTTCTGAACCAAGGCATTTATTTTTCCTATCTGATCCCGTGCGATAAGCCGGGAATGCGCTCCGGTAATATCCTTTTGAAGAGCCTGTATCTGCGCTGATATCTTATCTATGCCATAACCATTTGATATCCCGGTAAGCAGTAATTGATTTAATTTTGTTATATAATCAGAACTCATAGTTTTTATAAGAGAATAATTCTGCTGCATCCATAAGTTCTTAACCTCATCCCACCAAGGAGTATCTATACTAAAAGGAACCCCGGCAATAACTTCCAACTGCTTCTGCATATAATACTTGTTTGAACCAAATACTTTTTCTGCCACTGCCGCTATAATAATCCCCAAATTTCCTGAATTATAAACAGCATCCCCATAATATCGTTGCAGTTCCTCTTCCATCTGTGTCCACAACGTATCTATATCAGAACTATCAGAATCAAAATGAGCTGATACAAACTTATCAAGAACAGTATCTATATTTTTTATAAATTCCAGACTATAATCAGATATTTTAACAGCATAACTTTTTTCCACCGCATAAGGATACGGCGCCCTTTGTTTATTTCTATTAGAAGACCTCTTCCTTTTCTGAGAAGACATAATAGAGCGCTGTTGTTTTATGAAATTCATTGCTTCTACATTATTCATTAGTAGGATTATCCCCGCTGTTCAAAGGCGTCTCTTCCTGCTCTGTATCAACAGGATTATCTGGCATCTCATCCCCGTAACCCAATTCCTTCGCAACCGACTCAACATCCCGAATATTATTATTAATAAGCGTAATCTGAGTATTAACCTGTGCTTGTTTTGTAGTTGCGGCATCTTTCTCTATCTGTGATTTTTCTGTTTCTGTAAGCTGATATAAAGAATTAAAAGTGACTACAACAGAATTCCAGTCTATTTTTTTCCACAAACATATAAGACGAAACGCCGCCATTAACGGAGTATATAATCTATTTCTCTGCTGGGCTTCTATAATATCATAATAATTTCTTATATCAGCATCACCCGTAGCATTCAATCCAGCAGGAGACCGTCCATATAAACGGGTTACCGGTATACCAGTGGATCCCGAAAGTTGCAGCATAAACCTGTCTATTAATTCCGGAAGATCCGATACGGATGTATATTGTTTTGTATAATCCTCACCCTCTGCATCCAGAATAACAGCATTTAACATAGACTTGGACATATTGATGGCTTCAAAACGCTTAGTAAGCTGCGTCTTACCAGTTCCATCAGAATCCATAGCCAGCATATTAGCAAGCCCTTTAAGTTTATATACCCCGGAAACAAAATCATAAAGAATATTTACTGATGCCTGTGTAACACCGCCTAAATCCCTCATAGACTCATTAACCGTCTGCAAAGAGGACATCCCCCAATACCACATATCTGTATCTATAAACTTAAATTTTCCTGATGGATATGCATCATTATGAAATTCTATTACTCTGGAATAATGAACATCCATATCAACCCGTGTATTATAAACTGTATATCTTATTTTATAAAGTACAACTTTTCCAAATCTATCAGATAAAGGATCCATATCCCACACAGACGCACCTAAATCAACACAGGTACAATCTACCGGACGGAAATACTTTATACTTTTTATTTTGTTTTCATTAAGAGGTCTGTCCATACTCTGCCCATCATCAACACCTATTAAAAGCAGACTCCCACCATACAACCGCTGCCATCTCAAAGCGGTATTATAGGCTTCCTCCATACCCAGATCCCGTACTGTATCCTCCAACGGTTTTCTGGCAGCCTCATTTTCTATCCATACCCACTCGCGAGTCATATCATCAGCAACAATATTTACTATACGAGCGGCAAGCCCCCCGCCAATATACATATCAGTAAGAGTACCGTTATCTAATATATCACTATAAGAATAATGTGTTTTAGTTGATTTATCCTGTATCTGACCAAGACCAATCATCTCATTAGCCCAGTTATCATTATGAGCATATGATTGAGAAACATCAGATTTTTTAATTGCAGAGGAATCCGTTTTTACAGTTGCAACAGCAGCAATCTTCTTAGGCCGTCCCGGTTTACGTTTTTCCGTTTCCATAAAAACCTCTAGTGTATACAAAAGTATACTATACCTATATAGTTGTCAAGTAGTATGGACAGAAAACACTACTGATACAAACTCTTCCACCCGGAGTAAGCAAATTTACCTCGCAGTAAAGCAGAAGCAAGGGAATCCGGACAGTCATCATGCCCTTTCGTTTTTTCATTCCAATCGGTTATCTCACACAAATACTCTGCATCCGTTTCATCAGCAAACATAATTTTATTCCAACTATCATATAATACAGAAGATATTTTGTTCTGTTTCTGCATTGTTTCATGATAACTCTCTATCCAGATACCATATTTTTTTGCTATAGAATTACTTAATATACTGTCACCTGTATAACCTTTGTCCGAATTATCCTCAAGATACAAAGTTTTTGCTCCGTAATGCTGCATCATCTGACAAATAAAATCAAGCTGATCCTTCACGTGTCCCGACCGTTTGAATCCCACGGCCATTATCTTTTCGTTCGGGAGCACCCCTAATAAAGTGATACCGTTATTATCCTCTCCNCCATAAGAAGCATCCACATGACATATAACATTAGTGACATGCTTAAAATCCCAAGCACCTTTTTTAGGTTCNTTAAATAAACAATCTGATCCGGAATCATANCGCAATTCATAATTACAAGCAAACAATGCNGGAGATTGACTTACGCGGGCTTTATCTATAGCTTCTATAGGAATAAAGGGAAGTTTCTGCCAAGGATATATATTATCAGTAGTAAGCACCCCCTCCCTCTCAAGCACATCAAAAGCATCATCCCGCGCCCATTTTGTGCCTATTATAGAAGTATGTCCTGTTTTTTTAACTACATTACTACGAATTTCCCCCATCATAAGCTTTGTATATTCCCGTGATGCCTGATATAACCGGTCATTTATATCCACTATATCATCGCATATACAAAAATCATAATGACGCCCAGTCACCTTAGAATCCAGCCCAAGAGCTTCTATAGAACATTCAGGAGTAGAAGACTCCCTTATTGATAAATTTAATTTACCCTCTTTACGTGTCCGGAATTTCCAATCACAATCTACAGGAATATCATTATTTCTGTCTGCAAAAAAAGCAAACCTCATAAGCTCATGCACCGCAGGCATATCAGATATATCAGATATNGATTTAACTACCTCCGATGCGGCTGTGTATGTTTTTCTAGTTATAGCCATGGTTTCTTCAGGATATTTCATCATCCTGTATATCCCACCAATAATATCTATAGCAGATGTTTTATAAGAAGCCCGGCAAGCCATCAGAGAAAAATCTGTATTGCCATCATGAGCATCATGTATCCATTTTGAATGCACCGCTGTAAGATCATTCATCCCGGCAAGATGTCCTATCAAATGAGGATATTTCATAAACAATTTAAAATCATCCCAAGTGTATATCGACTTCATGTATACAAAAGTATACAGTAGCATAGAGTTTGTCAAGTCATATAGACAAAAAAAACTAGGTGATTAAACCTAGTTTATAACTTTTTTAACTGTNTATATAAATATTAAATAATATCTGACAACTTAGTNCCGAACATATAGCCAGAATCAGACTTTCCATTATAAGCGGAATTTATAAGCCCCATTCGTTTCTGAAGTATTTTTATTCTAGCCTCTTCAACGCTTCCATCCCCTACAGCATAATAATAACACAATTTTTTCTGCTTCAATTCAGGAAGCCATATTCTTTCTGACGCCTGCAACACCGACCCTGCATTTGCAGTACCAAATTCCACAAACAACACACTATCAGAAACAGACAAAGATATGCTTTCCTTTACAGCTGAAATCTGTCCTATAAATATTTTTATTTTATCATTCGTATTAAATTCCGTTATATTCTTCTGTCTGTTTGCAGCAGATACAGTTCCGTTTACCATTACCGCCTTATCCTTAAAATAAGTTATAAGATCCTCTGCTACAGCCTGATACCAGCAATATACAACCAATTTATTATTAATAGCAATAAAATCAGTTATCCACTGAAGTATCTGACTTCGTTTTGCAGTATAAGATAAAGAAGCAAAATGGCTTATTTTATCATCTATCTGTTCCTCGGTAAGTTTTCTTTTTGTCATATCAGATTTAAGCTGCTTTATTTCNTCAGCATATAAAGCAGTATCTATAGACATATTAATAAATTCATGCATTTCTTCCGGCAATTCTGTAAAAACATCCTGCTTTGTTCTACGAAAAATAAAAGGAGCAGTTAATTTCCGAAATTCCTCTTTATTAGAAAAGCCACTGTAGTCAGTATGCCCACCATATCCAATAGTGGGATCGCAAAAATGTTTTAAAAACCACCATTTATTGGAACATTTTTTACTAAACAACCCCAACTGAGGCTGTAACTGAGCAATACAGGAAGTAGCCGGGGTACCTGATAAAAGAACAGTATGAGGAATAGTAAAAGACAGCTGCACACAAGCTTCCGTTACTTTTACAGGTTCCTGATGTCCTTTTTCATCAGTCTCTCCTTTCTTATAAATAGAAGTATTTCCCATCCTATGTGATTCATCTACTATAAAATACTTAAATCCTTTAGTTGCTAACATATCTTTCCAATAAAACAATAATTCAAAATTTATAATAGTATAGGCAGAAACAGAAAAATCAACCGGCGTTTTACCATACAAAATACGACTGCTGTCATTAAACCATTCTTGTATAGCTTCCCGCCAAACAAATTTACTTATAGCCGGACACACTATCAATACAGGATAAAGATCATGCAATCTTGCACCAAGTAAAGAAACTATAGTCTTACCTAAACGGGGTGCCATAGCAAGAATACAGTTCCAATCAGACGCTTCAGCAAATTTTACTGCCTCTATCTGATAATTACGTAAAACATGCGGCAAAGACCTNAGTACAGATTTATCAAATTCCTTCTGAGGTTCANGATAATTTTCAGAAACAACAGAATCTTCAGGAAGAATAAATCCGTATTTATGGAGTATTATTCTNTTTTCTAAAGTATCCGGGACAGACCATTCTTTTGTTGCATCATTATAATATCTTCCGGGAATACTCTTAATGCCGGCAAGAACTACAAAAAACTTAGTTTTATCAAAATAAAATTTAACTTTAATAAATTTACCACAAACAACTGCCTGTTGCAAAACAACCCCCGTTATCTAAAATTCCTGTTCCAATATAATATGCTTTAATTCCCGCGCTTCTTCATCTGGAGTATCCCCCAGATCATAAGATGCTTCTGTATCTATAACATGTACCTGCACCCCCATAGCAGAAAGTTCCGCTCCCAATTTATGTGCCCGCTGCTGTGCAACTACTTCAGGATCAAAACANATATAAACCGACCGGAATCTGTCTGCTATCAAACGCACCTGCTCCTCACTGGTAGATATGCCCATAGTAGCACACACATTAGTACAATAATCTCCGGCCAGCCGTATGCAATCAAACACCCCCTCAGTAAGTACAACATAATCATGCATACAATTATCCAGATTATATAATATATACTTAGGATTAATTATACATTTCTCCTCAGCTAAAAATTTGTATTTTGGAGATATAAGAGGATGATATGATCTTCCCTGATAAGCTACCAATTTTCCTTCATATATAATCGGGATAATTATCCGATAACTAAAGTCACCAGTAAATCCCCCGTCACGCATTTTATATTTATCGGCTATAAAAGAAGGATCAAACCGCCTCTTCAACAAATACTTATTTGCCACACTTCCGAAAGGCAGAAAATCAAAAGCTACTACCGGGGAGTGTTCTACTAATAATCTATCATGTATCTCCACATAATTAGCATAATTCTTTATAAGTGTATAATAAGAAACTTCCGGAGTAAGCTTATTAAGAATATTTTTAAGAGAATGTCCACCGCAGTTCCAGCAATTACCATAAGTACCTGTCTCAGGAATACCTAAATGATATTTGCCGGAACCAGCCCCACAAAACGGACAATCAAGAGCCGCCAGCCACCCCTTTGACAAGTTTCCATTATGCACCCGGTATTGTATTCCATAATCATCACAATACCGGATAAAATCAAAACAATCAGCAGCCATCTTCGTCTTTATCTATCTGCATAAAATCAACGACAGGACGACAATAATCTCCGGCAGAAAGCAAATGATAATTACACCGCACAAACTTCCCATCAGCAATAAAAGCTTTCACCGCTTCAGAATATGGCGAAAAAATAACCAAACCATACTGAAAACATTTTTTCCCTGTTCCGGTATATCTTTCACTGGATAATGTAAAATTTATAGTAAGCTTCCCTTCAGAAGAAACCATTACCGGATCACCTGTAATAATCCCCTCAATAACTCCATCATTAGCATCACTAATACCCATCTTAAAATCTTTCATTTCTAACTCCTTTATTGAACAACAAGCACACCATTCTCTTCCGAAACAACCGTTTCAATACGACATATATATTCTTTTGCATTTTTAACTGAAAAAATAAACCTTTTCTTCCAAGCAGGAACATATAAAGAATCTGCAAGTATCAGCACCGAATCCTGCATATCTCTAGCAAGGGCACATATGGTCATACGATCCCGAATATCAAAAAAATGATGTTTTTTAAAAGGAACTACTTCACTCTCAAGATATTTTTTATTTTCCGGAACAGCAACAACCATAGAAGTAAGAAACAATACTCCTTTTACATTCACAATATACACATCCATACTTCTAATACTAGTAGAATCAGACACTATATGTCCGAACCACGAATTATTTATACTGCATCCTGCCGGAATAATACAATAAACAAACCCTACATGTTCTACAAGCGTACTGCCTGTAAAATAAAAAAAATACACCTTACTTCCGGGATTTATCATCTTTATTTCTCCTCACAAA